AGTTATAATATCAACGATTCAAAATATTGAAGCAATAGCGGAAAAATGCTCGATGCTGTTAATTATTATGCTACTGATAAGATTAATATTTCAAATTATCAAAATCAAATTTTACATATTAAAACAGCATTAGACGCCGTTTCGTTTATTGTATTCTTTGATAAATATAATAATAAGTTAAGCACAATTCCTTATGATGGAACGGATTACAAAGATTATGTTATAACTATTCCTGAAGATGCTTATTTTGTAGGTGTAACATTAAAAGACACAACAGGTAAATTAAGTATTCAGATTACTGCTGATAATTTAGCCACAGCCGATGTTAAGTCAGCAGATAAAGTGTATGATATTGACAGTGAATTTGAAATAAAAAATTATACAATTCAAAATGATACATACTATTATGGTGTAAATGGTGCAATACAACAAAATACAGGTTATTATACCGTTACATTCAGAGCAGATATTTTTGTAGGATTAAATCTTGAAGTTTTTACAAGATTAGATAATGGAATTGCAGCAATTGTGTTCTTGAATTCTGAAAAGGGTAAGATAGACGCCATTACAGATACTACAAGAACTTACAAGAAATATACTTCTGCTATTCCTACAGGCACAAAATACATTGGCATTTCTTGTTTTGGAACAGCTGAACAATACACAGTCCGAATTTTTGTAAAAACTATCTCACAAGGGTTATATAATGTAGATAGTATACTGGAATCTCAACAAGAAGAATATACCGCATTAACTTATAATTCTGACGGAGGAGATGCTCGAATATTTACTCATTGGGGCGCTATCGGTGATAGTTTATCCAACGGTGTATTAGAGTATTATGATGATACTGGCGCTTTAAAATCAGACGTTGATAGAAATTACTCATTTATTCAATTTATAGGTAGAAAACTTAATGTATTTGCACATAATTATTCAAAAGGTGGAACTACTGCAAAAGAAATATATATCTTAAATCAAGATGATATGTTTGATAGTAAGGAACAAATTTACACCCTTGCTTTTGGAACAAATGATGCAGGATTAACAGAATATACTGGAGGTTGAGGAACAGCTGCCGATATTAATGTAGATGATTACACTCAAAATGCTGATAGTTTTGTCGGATATATGGCAAGAATTATTCAACGAATACGAGTAAATAATCCAGGAGCAATATTCTTCTTATTAACAAAACCGTTGGCTCCACAAGATGAACAGCTTGCAGCTATTCAAGCCGTAGCAAGTGTTTTACCAGATGTATATGTCATTGATATGACAGAGTATTCTAAAAAAGTATTAAATAAAAAAGTAAATAATCAACCATTATATACCGTTGGTGCTCATTGCAGTGTTATGGGATATAAATTAATGGCAGACTTTATTTTAAATAGTATCGCTAACGTAGTAAAAGCTGATCCAACACATTTCAATACATCTTATAAAATCGGTGTAGATGCAACAAAAACTGCAGATTATACTTGAGCAACCGAAGGTTATGTTAATACTTATGTTAACCAAAAAGTTACTGATGCTATTAATACTTCAATTTTACAAGTAATAAATGCTAATTATTAGGAGGATGTTATATGGCAACGAATGATAATTTGAGTGATTTATTAACAAGTATTGCTAATGCTATTAGAAGTAAAAAAGGAACTACTGATACAATAAATGCACAAAATTTTGCTTCTGAAATTGAGTCAATTCAAACTGGAGGAGGCGGAACCGAAGTATCTGACAACTACATAATTTTAAATAAGATACCAAATGTAAAAATGTATTGAGACACTATTCCTTCAAATGGAATATTACCTGTTAGTACTTTTCGAATAGGAGCAGATTTTGGTTATAACAATTCTGTTTTGGAAGCCCATCTTCCAGATATTAAAATTATTAATGGTTTCTGTTTTTCTAATAATGAAAGTTTAACAACATTATATTTACCTATTTGTACGACAATACAAGGTGGTAATTCATTTGCAGGTTGTAAAACATTGCCTAAAGTAGAATTACCTGCTATTACATCTATAAGTAACAGTTCTTTTGCAAATTGTTCTGCTTTAACAACGATTGTAATCGGTACAAACGAATCAACAACACTCTGTACCTTAGGAGGCAGTGGGGTATTTACTGGTACACCTATCGCAACGAGTGAGACAGAGGGATTCATTTATGTTGCAGACAGTTTAGTTGATCAATATAAGGAAGCAGTAAACTGAGTAACCTACGCAACAAAAATAAAAGGAATTTCAGAATTACCGACGGAGGGTTAATTATGTTAAAAGAAGAATTATTTATTAATAAATTAGACGGTAAACAATTAAAAAGAATTTATATAGATGAAATAGAGCCTAATGATTTAAGAATACACCTTATTAAAGAGAAAACCACAAATATTATATATGAAGAAGTAGTAGCTTTACCAGAATACAATATAGAAGATTATGAAGAAATTATTCTAGAGGAATAATTTATAGAAGGAAAGTGATTTCCTTCTTTTTTTATCTTTTTTCTTGACAATATAAATAAATAATAATATTATATTATTGTAAAAATTAATCTTATATTTTTATTATATACAAGTTAAGTTTTAAAAAAATGTTTAAAAATATTCTTGACTTTCATAGAAATTAGTATAAGATATAATTGTCTTGAGAAAGACACTCAAGATTCATTCAATTATTTTTTAGAAAAGGAGATTTTAAAATTTATGGAAGAAAAAGTAAAAGATGAAAGAAAGTTTAACAATTCAGTCGTAATCGTAGGTTATTTAAAAGAGAATAATCTTGAAGAAATTCAAGACAAGAAAGATGGATGTTCGGTTATTAGGGGTTCATTGACTATCGCTCTTAATGACACAGAAAGTCACAAAGTTCAATTTTATGTGAAAGAAGATAGAGGAAATCAAAAATCTATTGCCAAGTATGGAAAGATGAGAGAATTATTACCAACTAATACAATTTCCATCGCATCATTTTTGAAAGCGAATCCTACTTCAGATTTTGCCATTGCTTCAAACGCTTCAACGAAATTATATGCTATGGCTCGTATTGAAGAATATGTAAGAAAAGAAAATGGCAAAGAAGTTTCTAGTGTTACTTTGAGAGGCTTTACCGCAGGTATTAAAAAGGCTAATGACGTAAAACCATTTAAACCAGAGGCAAGATTTGACGTTCATGTATATTTAGAAAAAATTATGCCAGAAATCAAAGACGAAACAGAGACGGGTAGATTATTAGTTACGGGTTTGATTCCTAGTTACAACGGAGTAATGCATAGAGTCTTATTTATTGCTCCAACTGAAAACAATGTTGCAAGTTATATTGAAGACCATTATAGAGAAAGAGAAACAACAGAATTATTTGGTGACATTAAAAGTATTACAAATTCTGTTCTAAAAGAATCTCAAGGCTCCTATTTTGGAGAAGCAAGAGGTGCTCAATATGAAACAACTTTCATTCGTGAAAGAATTATCACAGGTGGTTCTCAAGACTCAATTGCAGAGGATGAACCAAATGCTATCACCAATGAAGAAGTTAAAAAGGGTTTAGTCGAAAGAGAAACAAAGATGTTAGAAGCAGAAAAGAAAACAACTACTAAACCAACTCCAGCGACACAACCAAAAGTAGAATCAAAGAACATGTTTGATAATTTTGATTTTAGTGGCACAAATGATTTATTTTAATAAAATATATAAAGATATAAAGGAGAAAGAAAATTATGGCATTAGTTGATATTTTTAACCCACGTGTTTCCGTCGTGGTGAAAGGTGTTCAAGGTAAAGTTATCGTTATCTATGGCACTAACGGAACAGGAAAAACAAGAAACATGGTCAAAGCTCCTAAGCCTCTTGTATTAGCTGTTGAAAATGGTTTAAATGCTTTAAATGGTGTTCCATATATTACTATTGATAAATGGGTTACCTTTAAAGATGTTGTGAAGCAATTAACTTCTCCTGCAACATCAGCAGCGGCTCATGAAAAATATTCTACTATTATTATAGACGCTTTAAATGGTCTTGACACTTTAGGTGCTGCATTCGTTTCTGCAAGTTTTGGTGTAAAAAGATTAAGAGATGGAAATGATGGCTATGGTTTATGGCAAGAGTATTCACAAGAATTAGAAACTCAAATTAAATTATTAACAGATTCTGGATATACAGTAGTATTTTTGGCTCACGAAGGCGAACAAGAATTATTAGACCTCGAGGGTAATGAATATACACGTCTTTCTCCAAAGGGAGATAAGAGATTAGTTGAACCAATTATGGAAATTGCTGACATTGTTGGATATGCTCAACCTCAATCCGATGATAACAATGGCAATCCTGTTAATTCTACTCTATACTTAAAAGGTAATAGATCATTTAGAGCAAAAAGCAGATTTGATTATATTGTTCGTTCAATTCCAGAATGGACTTATGATAAGCTTGAAAAAGCCATTGAACAAGCGATTACATTAGAAGAAAAAGCGACAGGCATGAATTCGGTGACTTTTGAAGAAGCTTCTAAAGAAGAAGAAGCATTAAAACAAGAACAAGAAAAAGAAAAGCTTCCTTTACAAACTCTTGTGGGACGCATTGGTTTAATGTTAAAAAAGATGCAAGCAACTGAGGGTAGTTTAGAGTCTTATAAAAATATTATGCAAGCAACTTTAGGCAATACAATCTTTAAATGTAATTCAGCAACGGAAGAACAAAGAGACCAAGTAGAGTTATTGTATAATGCATTAATTGAAAAAGGATACAATAAGGGAGAATAATAATTGATGGCGCGCACATCTCGTTGCGAGAAATGCGGTCAAATTATTATCGGAGAAGTTCATATCTTCGAAGGGAAAAAGTATTGTAATAATTGTTATGAGCAATTAATGCAAGAGCGACAACAAAAAGAAGCAGAATTAAAGGTTCTGCGAGACTATATTAAAAAAATATATCAAATAGACGCAATCCCTGTTGAGGTCAATTATGCTATTGATAAATTAATAGCGATTGGCAAAAAACCAACAGGGATTAAAGCGACTTTGTATTATTATTATAAAATATTAGGAAATAAACCTGCCTTATATTTATTTGGTAGAGTTATAGAAGAAAAATATGAGGAAGCTCGTTATTATTTTTTAAAGCAACAAGAATTAAGAAAAATAAATGATTCTATTGACATTACAAATAATAAGCGTATAGTTAATGTTGTTGTTAAAAATAGCATTAAGAAAAAAAGACAAATAAATTATAAAATGGAGGATTTGTAAATATGAGTAAAGAAAGACAATTAACATCTCAAGCAAGTAAAATGGCTGTTATACAAGTCTTGGCTGCTTTAATACAAAATCCTCTTTTATTTAATAATAGTAATTATAGATTTGCTAAAGAAGATTTCCCAGAAAGATTTCATGAAATTTTATTTGGGGCGATTGAGCATTTGGCTCTTAGTGGCATGGGTAAAATTGATTATATAGATATAGATCAATTTTTAAAACAATATCCCGTACAATATAAAGTTTTTATTGATAATCAAGGTCCTCAATATGTTCAAAGAGCATTAAGTATATATGAACCTAGTAAATTCAAATATTATTATGAAACTTTGAAGAAATATAGTCTTCTTAATTCTTTAATGAAGCAAGGTATTGATACTTCGGAAATATATGACGCCGACATAACAGATCCTGTAGAAATAGCTAAAATGCAAGAGAAATTTGATTCTCTTTCTACAAATGATATTCTCGCACAAATTGAAAATAAAATAATATTAGCAAAAGAACAATACAGTTCTTCCAGTGATATAGTCAAAAACAAGGCTGGAGATGGATTGTTAGAATATAAAAATAGTTTAAAAAAGAAGCCTATTATGGGTATGCCTTTTACAAGTCCAAAATTAACCACGATTTTTAAAGGGCTACGTCTAGGGGCGTTATATGTCGAATCTGCTGGACAAGGCACAGGTAAATCTCGTAGACAAGCCAGTGAAAGTGCTCATTTGGCTGTTTCAGAAATATATAATACAGAAACAAAAACATGGGATAAAGTACAACTTTGTCGTAATGTATTGTTAATTTCTACCGAATTAGAGTTAAAAGAAGTTCAAACAATGTGGGTTGCTTA